GCTGGCTTGTTCTCTATTCTGTTCGGTATTGCCCTAGAGAGGCGTTGATGCTAGGAAACATTTTTGAGAAGCGAGCGGTAACACCTAACTCGCTTTGGGGAGCTGGACTCGACTTTGAGCTTCAGAACAACTCAGGCACATTCATAGACGAAGACAATGTCTACAAACTCGCAGGTGTATCCGCTGCCATTTCACTAATCGCTGGCACTATCTCCACCCTGCCGATGGACGCTTGGGTTCGCAGAGACGGACAAAAACTTCTCATGCGACCAAAGCCTGACTGGGTAAATAGACCAGATGTATCGTTTGTTGACCGCACTCCATTCATCAGCTCAATCATTGCTTCCCTCATGCTTGATGGAAACGCATTTATCAGAATTTTTAGAGACGAAGAAGGCTTGCCAATCAACCTCACAGTCCTAAACCCAACAAAGGTCAAGGTCGAAAGAAATCGAGTCGGGCGTGTTGTCTTTACTTATGAAGACGACCAGAAGAAATACACCTCTGACCAAATCCTTCACATTGTCGAATCAGTAATGCGACCCGGCGCTGTCCGAGGCGTGTCACGAGTCGAGGCAATGAAGGACGCACTAGGTCTTGGACTTGCTCTTGACTCTTACGCTCAGAGATTCTTTGGACAGGGCGCATCAGGAAACTATGCGCTTGTCACTCCTGCCACTTTGACTGAAGACCAAGCTAAGGCTTTGGCTAAGTCAGTAGACGCTAGACATGGCGGTTGGAGAAAAGCCCACAAGACTATGGTTCTGCACTCAGGGCTAGACATCAAAGACATTGGAGTCAATCCAGAGGAGTCACAGCTTCTCGACTCTCGCCGTATGTTTATAGAAGACCTTTGCCGTATCTGGAACATTCCAAGTCACATGATGAACTTGCCCGGCACTAACACCTACTCGTCTGTGGAAGCTACTCAAATTGAATTTGTGACCCACACACTAAGACCTTATGTCGCAATTATTGAGAACTCACTCTCAACATTGCTTCAGGTTTACCCAAACGGGGTTGGGGCTTTTGTCGAGTTCAACATGAACTCACTGCTAAGAGGAGACGCACAGTCTCGCTTTGCCGCTTACTCGCAGGGTATTCAGGCTGGAATTCTTACCTCAAATGACGCTCGTGTCGCAGAAGGTCTTTCAAAGATTGACGGCGGAGACATACTTCGAGTTCCGCTTTCAAATGTAAACATCGACGCTGCGGACCTAGTGGCAACCGACAAGCGAGTTGCAATGGCTCAGAAGCTAGTGGCAGTTGGGTTTGCACCTGCCGATGTCCTTAGTGCTATGGGCTTACCTGCTATTGCACACACCGGCGTACCGAGTACTCAACTCCAAGCGGTTGCACAAATCAATCCGCTTGACCCACAATCCGTCTATGAGGAGAACTAATGGGATTACTAGCAACCAATTTCAGTATCGGGACTGTAGCGGCAATAATCGCACCTGCAGATTCAAACCCACAGAGTATTCACATTCACAATAACTCTGAACATACGATTTATGTTGGCTCAAGCAATGTAACAACAACCACAGGGCTAAACATTTTGAAGCAGCAGAGTGAAGAATTTTATTTGACCCCCGGAGACAACCTATTCGCTATAGCCGACGGTGCTAGTCGAGATGTCAGAGTTTTGAGGTTGAGCAAGTGATTAGCCCCGGTAGGTACAACATAACTGCATATCAGGGCGCAACTTATGACCTGCGCCTAACTTGGTCTATTGGTGGTACAGCAGTCAATCTCACAGGCTATACAGCAGCGATGCAGGTAAGAGAAGCACCTGACTCAGCAACCCCTGTCTTGAACCTAACTAACGGATCAGGCATCACACTAGGCGGAACCGCTGGAACGATTCAGATAAATGTTGGTCATCAGACAATGGGTTCGGTTGTTGCAGGTCAGTATCTATACGACCTAGAACTCAACTCAGGCTCACAAGTTACTCGCCTAGTGCAGGGAATCTTTACAGTTCAGGCAGAGGTCACAAAGTAATGTCAGCTTCGGTTATCGAAATTGTCGAAACAAATACAACGCTAACAGTGCAAGAAACTAGCGTAGACATTGCCGTAACCGAAACTGAAACAAACATAACTCTCTCCAACGCACAAGGCCCACAAGGTATTCAGGGAATACAAGGGCCAATCGGACTCTCTAACACGCTCACAATCGGAACAGTCACAGCGAGCGAACCCGGTGCAGACGCAGGCGCAACTCTTACAGGCACATCACCTAATCAGACTTTGAGTTTGGTAATCCCAAGAGGCATACAAGGCACTCAAGGTATTCAAGGTGTTCAAGGGCCAACAGGAGCGACTGGGCCACAAGGTGCAACTGGGCCTCAAGGCGCTAAAGGTGAAAAAGGCGATAAAGGCGATACAGGTAACACCGGAGCCACAGGGCCACAGGGCGAGGTTGGCCCACAAGGGCCGAAAGGCGATAAGGGTGACACAGGTTCTACTGGCGCTACTGGCCCGACAGGCCCTACTGGCCCACAGGGGGCAAAGGGTGACAAAGGTGATAAGGGAGATACTGGATCAACTGGGCCAACAGGTGCAACAGGCCCAACTGGTGCAACAGGGCCGCAGGGTATTCAAGGACTAAAGGGAGATAAGGGTGACAAAGGGGACACAGGAGATACTGGCCCGACTGGCGCAACTGGGCCTACTGGTGCTACTGGGCCGACTGGCCCACAAGGCGCACAAGGAATACAGGGAGCAACTGGCCCACAGGGGCCAACTGGAGCGACAGGCCCAACAGGGCCAACAGGAGTCGTAACGGCAACAGCACCCCTGACTTATGACGCACCAACTCAAACAGTTGCAATAAATACCACCGCCGCAGGTATAACAATCAATGGAACAGCAGTCGCACTAGGCGGAACGATTACTGTGTTAGCGAGGCTTGGATAGTGCCTTATTACATTACAAACACAAACCCTGACTGCTCAGGATGGGCTGTTGAGAAAGAAGATGGCGAAGTGATCGGTTGCCACAACACTAAGCAGGGAGCTATTGACCAGATGGTCGCAGTCTCCATTGCCGAAGACATTGCACCCGGTGGCGAAAGAGCTTTGCCTACTGAGCTAGAAGTCGGAGACTATGTTTCTTGGAACACTTCTGGTGGCAGGGCAAGAGGCGAGATTGTTCAAATCGAGCGTGACGGCAGAATCAATGTCCCCAACTCCAGCTTCACAATTACTGGCACACCAGATGACCCTGCGGCTCTGATACAGGTCTATCAAAGAGTCGAGGGCGGTTGGGAAGACACCGATGTTTATGTCGGTCACAAGTTCTCTACCCTGACGAAGATTCAAGAGCTTCCAGAGCCAGACGATGAGCCTGAAGATGAAGACGATGATGACGATGAAATGAGACAGGTAGACCTCACTCCACCTGCCTACATGAGAGCATCAGCTCGCAGAGGCTTGCAATGGTATTCAGAGGGACTCGGTGGAGACGGTTTAGTAGACCGGACAATCCGAGAAGCAAGAGAAATGGCAGAGGGTCGAGTATCTGCTGACAAGTGGGTAAGGATTCAGGCGTGGATTGCTCGTCACTTAGTAGACCTAGACGCACCTGACGCAAACCCCAACTCAGAAAATTTCCCATCGGCAGGAGTCGTTGCAATGGCTCTATGGGGTGGCGGAACAACTAAACGATCAGCGCAACGAGCGCAGGCTTACGCAGAAGGCGTTGTCGCTAGACTAGAAGCCGAAGAAGAACGAGGAAAGATGAAACACGAAACCAGAAACTTTGACGCTCAGTTTGAGCTAAGAGAAGAAGGCGAGGGTATGACCTTCGTAGGTTATGCCGCAAAGTTCAATTCCCCATCCGAAGATTTGGGTGGATTTGTCGAGACAATCGAACCCGGCGCTTTCCGCCGTTCGCTACGCTCTCGCAACGATGTCAAGCTCTTGGTCAATCACGACACAGGCAGAGTCTTGGCATCCTCACGCTCTGGCACTATGAGACTTTACGAAGACGAGACTGGACTAAGAGTCGAGGCTTCCCTGCCTAACACTTCTGACGGCAGAGACATGGCTGAGCTTCTAAAGCGTGGAGACCTAAACAAAATGTCATTCGGCTTTGCAGTTCAGAAAGACTCTTGGAACAACGAGATGACCGAACGCACTCTAAAGTCGGTTCGTTTGTTCGAGGTTTCAATAGTGGCTTTCCCTGCCTATGCTGCAACCGAGGCGCTCGTTCGCTCATTAGACAAGGCAGCAAAGAGGGCAGCAGTAGACGCTGATCAACTAGCAGACGCAGTTCTAAAGCTGGAAGAAGGCGCAGACCTATCCGACTCTGAGGCAGAGCTAATCAAGACTGTGGTGAACTCCCTGACTCCGACACAGGTCAAGGAAGAAGACCAAACCGAGGAGCAACTAAACCTACTCGACCTAAAGCGTAAGCAACTAGACCTACTCCTAAAGAGGAACTAATGGCTACCAGAGACGAAATCAAGAAAACAATTCTTGCAGTCGCAGATAATCCAACTGTCGGTGAGATTTATTCACTAGCAGACAAATGGGCAGATGCAATCTGGAAACTTGACAATCCAAACTTCGCTGTCAAAGAAGATGGCGAAACAAACGGCAGCCAATCGGCGAGTGCTGCCACAAGGGAAACTCGCATTACTCAGCCAACAGAAACACGCTAACCCCCTTCGGCGTTTGTTGCTATTAGCGAGTTCCACCCCGTAGGGTCTATTCCTTTCTACCTACGGGGTTTCCCCTACCCTGTGATGTAGAATAAAACTATGGTTGAGTGTAAGCACCGCCTGTTTTCAGTTCTGAGTAAGCTCGGCTGATTTTCAACTAACAATAGGAGAAATGCCAAATGTCACA